CAAAAAGATTGGTATGGCGAAAATGATTTTGTGGTTAGATTATATAACCCATTACCGGATGAGATAGTTGCAAAACAAAAATTGTGGACAGTTGAACAATTATCGGACGCGTATATAGATAATATCAACTTATCTGGCCCTGGGCCGAAGGTCGAAATACCACATAGCCTACGGGGTCCGAATTTTAACATAGACACGACAAGCGGCACTGTAACTGAAACTGATTTTAGTTCATGGAACCAATTACTAGATGCAAGTACATCAACTTCTCAGCAAATCGTCGATCGAATATTTTCCGGTTCAATTGGACAAACCGTTAATATTGATTATTCCGGGTTCCAAAACTTTATTCATTTTTCATCCGCAGCAGAACGGTTAGCTAACTTTAAGTATAAGTTAGGACTAGTCGAATATTATGATGGCCGTATTAGTACATTAAATGCAGCATCCGGAAGTGATACCTCTGCATTGCAAGGTAATGTAGGGGTTAATCAAAAAAGAAAGGATCATGTAGTAGGCAATTTTGATGGATTCGAACGTTGGCTATATAATGACTCAACAAGTAGCTTATTTACATCACAAGATGTTTATTCAGATAATACTAATAAAGATGGTATATATGTGGCAGAAGGTGGCTTCTTAGGCGCGCAACCGTATCGTTTGACATCATATCCGAAGTACCTATCTGGGAGCAAGTATTATTTACATTCATCGACTAGTGATATAGGCGAGGCTTGGTATACTGGATGGCATGCATCTGCATCATTTTATGATAATGAAAATAATAATTCGTTATCTAGATCGATCCCGGAACATATTAGACTAGATAGTAATAATAGTGAATATGAGTTATTTGTAAATATGATAGGGCATCACTATGATATTTTATATACACATATTGAAAATTTAACAAAAATATATAAGCCCGAAGAACATCCAAAGCTAGGCCAAAGTAAAGATACACTATACCAAGTTGCACAATCAATGGGATGGTCATTACAAAATGGAAAGCAGGCATCTCAATTATGGCAATATAAATTAGGGGTTGATTCTGGAAGTGGCGCGTTTGCAAATACCGGAGATATGTTTTCCAAGTCGGATGAAGAAATAACGACTGAAGTATGGCGCAGAATAGTAAATAATTTACCATATCTACTTAAAACAAAAGGTACTGCAAGGTCGGTTAAAGCGTTGATGAATACATATGGCATTCCTCAGACATTAATGAGCATCAGAGAATATGGAGGCCCTAAGGTTGCCGAAGATGTGCCTACGTTAATAGAGGATAGATTTTCATATGCAATTAATTTAACATCGGGGTCAGATAACCGCGCCAATATACAATATAAGCGAGATTGGTATTCTAGTTCCATAAATAATTGGGGACTAGCGGGTAATTATGATTCAACAAATTTAAATGGAATGTCTGCAGAAGAGCGTCCGGCCGATACTATTGAATTTAGATTTAAGCCTGGTAAGAAGTCTAGCATGATCATGCTTTCGCATGAAGGTAATTCTTTAGATAATGTACATTGGAATTGAGGAGTACAATATACCGGCTCTTATTCCGGAAGTGATTCATATGGAAGAGTATTTTTCCAGATGAGGACATATGGCGGAGATGATGGCGGAGCATCTGCGACAAACAACACCACAAATGAATATACAGATTGGGTACCATTATATGATGGAGATTTTTGGAATGTACGACTGTGGACACAGTTTCCATTTGTGACGTCTAGTTTCAACACCGGCGTCAATACCGTCCCTAACATATATTTTCAGACACAGAAAGCTTCAGATTATATATCCGATAAAATAGTACATCAGACATCCGGGTCACTTTATCCTGGATCTGGGTCGAGTGTTGCTAATGGGGAAAATGCTAGAAAGGGTTGGGCGAGAACGCGTGGCTTAACGTGGATAGCGATCGGAGGTAGTACCGGCAGTAGTACATTAACTCCAATAACAAATGCTGGGTATAGTGGCGACCTTCAAGAATATCGAGAATGGATGGAAATATTAGATCAAAACACATTTGATTTACATACCACAAATCCGACATCATATGTGTCTAGTCTATCTGCTACCTCGTCATATGATACATTAGTAAGACATTATCCGTTTGGGACTGATATGTATGCCATCGATCATAGTACTGGAGGAGGATTATCTATAACATCTAGTCACCCGAATTCTACAATAACAGACTTTTCGCCACCATATCCGGACGCCGTAAATACACATGCATCAGCATCAGGGTTCGCGACACCATCGAATGTCCAAAGAGGTAATTATTCAACAGTTGAAGAAACTTATTATATTCAAGGAGTTTCTTTAGGAGGAAATGTTCCTAGGTCACAAAAAATTAGAATAGAGTCGAACGAGTTAGTCCGGAGACTTTCTCCAAAGGCATCTGCAGAGCGTTCTAGGTTTGATCGAGCACCGATTGATACAAATCGAGTTGGCCTATTTTATTCTGCCGCAGATCAAATTAATAAAGAGATCTTTAATCATATAGGCGATGTTGCATTAGATGATTACGTTGGAGATCCTGATCATGAGATAGTATCAGAGTATCCGGATCTGGCATATTTTTCAAAAGAGTATTGGAAAAAGTATTCGGATAGAAATGATATAAATGCGTATTTGAGAATATTTAGTCAATTTGATTTTGCATTATTTAATCAGATAAAACAATTATTACCAGAGAGAGTCGATGACGTAATGGGACTATTAATTGAACCGCATGTTCTAGAAAGGGCTAAAGTGAAATTGACAAATCGCCCATCTCATGAATCATTACATTATGATGGCACACTTCCGGAACCTATTAAAGCCGTTACCGGCCTTGTAAGACATTTATCTGCTAGTATAGACATGCCACATAAAAATACAACCGCAGTCCAGGTATTTCATGTTGGATCAAGTGGGCATTCAGATGTTGGGAATCACATTGCAAACCTCGCCGGAGAAAATGGGGGATTGCCTGGAGGTGACCCATATACAGCAACGACATACAAATATATATACTGTATACGGCCATATCAATTTGCGTCAGCGTCCGCCGCCGGGCTAGGATTGGCGTCTGAGATAACAGGTACATTGTCACCACTTACATATTCTCCGACAGGTAGTATAATATTAAACCAACGTGTAAGCGATACCTTTAAGTTAGTAAAATATTATTTCGGTACCGGGTCTGCTACTTCAAAATATGGAAAGAACAGACAACGAGCAGTTAGTCAGAGTTTAGGATTATCATATAGCCAAAGCCTCGAAGATGTTGGGTACAGGGACGACTTCTTCCAGATGACGGAGAACCAACGATATATAGGATGTAAACTAACTGGCCCGGGCATTAATGATGCAACTACAATAAATGCTATCAATCAAAGGCCGGTAATTGAGATATTCGCAACTAACCCAAATACATTAGTATTTAATAGTTCACCAGCCGGAACAAATCCAGGCAATTTAGAAGTTAGATAAATTCATGCATAAGCATATTTATTAAAAAGATAGGGAATAACAATGGGATACTTAAATAATTCAACGATTACAGTTGATGCCATTCTTACTAAAAAAGGAAGAGAACTTTTAGCAAGAGGCCGAGATGAATTTAAAATTACGCAATTTGCGTTAGCTGATGATGAGGTAGATTATGATCTATATAATCCAGATCATCCATTAGGAACGGCATACTATGGCGCGGCTATAGAAAATATGCCAATTGTAGAAGCATTGGCAGACGAAACTCAAATGTTAAAATATAAATTAGTAACATTGCCAAAAGGCACTGCACGTATTCCAGTAGTAAGCGTTGCATCATCTACAATTGAATTGCAAGCAAATGAAAGTACTACAATTACGCCACAAACAGTTAATTTTGGTGGCGGGAATAGAAGATTTGGATATACCGCAATTTTATCTGACTCAGATGTAGCTGATATTGTTGCAGTTAGAGGCGCGAGAGATACGGCAGCATCAGTTCCGCAATTCATTGGAGATTCTGAAGCGGCACAAAGTATTACAGTTTCGGGTATACAGTTTGAAATAACCGCAAAAGAGTTGTTAACAGCAGATAGAACAATTACAATATTATTTATAGGTAACGAGACTGGAGGGAGAGCGTCTGTCACATTAACAGTTAAGAAAGTTGAAGTTGCTACCACAGGACTAACAGCAGGATAATAGGAAAATAAATTATGGCAACATTTAATAGACGAGTAAGTAATAGAGCGGCACCAGCATTCAATAGATCGAATCCGGCGTCCGCTACTACTCAAGTCGAACAATTAGCAAGACAATTAGCTGATCAGATTATAAGAGAACGTGAACAGGCGCAGGCTCGTCAAAGGTTAGGAAGAATATTTACTCCATTTGACCCAACTGATGATATATTGCCTAATAATGTTGAAACTGTAACGAGGGGGTTATTTGCCGGAGATACCGGTAGTTTAACTTCCATGTATTTAAATTCAAATTTAACCGCGACACAACAAACATATTTCCAAGATATATATTCCACCGGTGATCCTAAGCTTAGCACAAATGCAAATGCTGAATTGTCAGTGGCATATGGACACTTTGCTGG